GGACTATCACCGCTCTGGTTGCCTCGCCAAGAAAGCCGTTGCCCCAAAGATAGTAGCTGAAAAGAGTGCCGCCCTTAGAGAGGATCGCGGCCCCAGCGGCATAGGTCCATGCGTAAATGCCGCCACCGTAATAATTGGCTACGAGGTCCTCGCCCCAGTTGTCGAGCGACCAGGTTCGAGCACCGCCAGCCTGGAGTCCAACCGGCGCAATGCCACTGTAGAACTGCTCACCATAACCAAGATCGCCCCACCCGCCGACTAGCGTTGATGCGTCAGCTACGCCTGGCGTGAGCCCGGCAGGGGTGATGTCGTAGAGGAAGCCCTCGCGGTACACCCATAGCTTGTTCTGCGTTCCCCAAGCGATCAGCAGGGTGCCATCGTTCGCCGTCCAGGCGTGTGCGCCGCGCGCCGGGGTGTCGAGAACCCTTTGGATGAGCGGCTGGTTGCCACCAATCCTCTCGGGGTAGCCCTTGCGAAACCTGACGTTTGAGCCATCGGTCCAAAATCCCTTGGCAGCATATGTCGAGATTTCTTTGTTGATGCCGGGTCGCTCAATGAGCGTAGCCAGGGTCATGGGCTAGTACCTAATGTAGAACCGGATGCTGAAATTCGGCATGGTGATCGTTGCTGGCGTACCAGCAAACGAGCCGGTGTGAACGTGCCCGCCACCCGTTCCCGCCGTTGCCGTGCTGCCTGAGATCGTCGCAGTCGCTCCAGCGCTCGATCCGGCGAAGGTCGGTGTCGTCGAAGCTGAAGCGCCGGAGATCGTGGCTGTGGACGTGGCCGTCGAGCCGGAGATCGTCGCGGTAGCCCCTGCCGAGCTGCCACTAAAGGTTGGCACCGTCGAAGCGCTCGCCCCAGAAAGGGTCGGCGTGGCCAAGGCAGTCGCACCCGAGATCGTTGCCGTCGCGGTAGCGCTGGAACCTGAAAAGGTTGGCGTGGCGGCTGAAGACGTGCCGGTCACAGTCCTGCTGCCGTCACTAGCGTAGAATTTGCCCGAGCCGCCTGTGGCACCAACCGACGTTCCTTCTTGTGCGGCTGTAACAACGAAAGTACCGGCGCCGTGGCTGTGCGAGCCAACAGCATAGGTCCCTGCCCCGTGGCTGTGGGCATCAACCGCGAGTGTTCCGTTATCATGGGTATGCGCGCTGATCGCGTAGGTGCCAGCAGCATGGGTGTGTCCCCCGACCGCGTATGTCCCCGCGCCGTGGGTGTGCGAATCGACCGCTAGGGTGCCGACCGCGTGCGAGTGAGCATCGACCGCGAAGGTTCCAACCGCATGAGTGTGTCCGCCAACGGCATACGTTCCTGCACCGTGAACATGGCTATCGACAGCAAGCGTTCCGACAGCGTGGCTATGGCTTGGGATTTCCGTTGTGTCCAGGATGTGCGAATCCACGGTGATGGGGCCAGCCGGGGTGTAAGAGTTAGAACCAGCCTGGGTGCCGATAGCCGAGGTGCCAGCCAGCGGGCTGCGGTCGCGCCAGACTGGAAGCTTCACCGTGTTATGCGAATCGAACACCTCGGTCCCGGCATTGCCGAGGGCCGCGTAGTTCTTCAAAATCTCAAACAGAGCGCGGTACTGAGCGCCTGCGTATGTCGCGCCGGAGGTAGCATCGCCGATGGTCGAGGCTGGTGTCGCATCGCACGCCAGATGCTTGATGGGCGGCGTGCTGGACATCGCCATTGTGACCTCGCCCGGCTCTCTGCCGTCAACGATGTCAAGGTTGCCTTCGCCATCACAGTAGTACAGGCCGCGCTGCCCGCGGCGAACCTCAATGGTGTTCGAGCCGATCTTGAGCGAGACCGTAAAGGCCCCGGTCGTCTCGTTCATGGCAAGATAACACTTGGTCCTGTCCGGCACGGTAATCGTGGCGTTCGCGACCAGTACGCCGCGGACCCGGAGCATCGCCGCGCGAGCCTGATTGGAAGAGCCCTGGTTCGTGGTTAGGGTGGTGTTGCCGCCCGTGGTCGAGACATCTGTGATGCCAGCGATGGCCGCTTCTAGGAGCGCAAGGCCAGTGTCAAGGGTGGTTCCCCATGTGCCCTGCTGCTCACCAGCGGCGGGCTTCTCAATATCGAGGATCGGCGTGTAGGTGGAAGCCATTCTCTCCCCCTGGGGGTCAAGGCCACTCTACTACGCCTGCGCTGTTTGCTCCGAAACTACGCCCTTTCCGCCGACATATTCGACCCTCTGAAGCTCACGCAGCTCGTTGCCCCTGGCAAGAAGCATCTGGGCATAGAGAGCCTTGAACTCGTTAATCCGCTCCGGTGCAAGCAGGAAGGCCTCGCTCTCGATAAGGCAAGCCCAAAATAGGAGATCGGCTGAATTTTCGCTCACCCAGTTTGTCGGCGCGCTATCGCTGAGGACCGCTGGCCGCGTCATCACCTTTGCCGAAGCGGAGTAACCAGCATCCGGCATTGGCCTCAAAATTATCTCGGTGCTACTTAGCTCGCCAAACCACTTTGGCCGCCCGGTCGGCGTGATGGGATAGGACTTGCAAAACTCTGCGGACATGCGGGTGAGCGCGCCGCCATCCGTATAGAAGATGCTGTCGAGCTTCGCCCCGGCTGGCCTGGTGTAGGTGTCAACGGCAATGGTGATAGTGAAGGCGGCAAAGCTGACGAACAGCTCCAAATTCAGGTCGGCCACGACGCGATCTTGCGCGCGGGCGATGATGTCCGGCAAGACTGCCTGGTACTCCGCGGTGTCGTCTTCGCAATAGACAAGCAGCGCGTCTTTGAGATCGCTGAATGTCTTGTAGAAGGCTTGCGTGGTGGTCATCGTTTATGCCGCGTAAGAGATGCCGTCGATCACGAGAACTACTGCGCTGGTCACGTCCAGCTCATCCTGCGGGGGAGCTGGATTATCCCTTAAGCCATCAGGACCAAACTGGATGCCATAACGCTGCGGGTGAGGCTCGTCCTGCCAGCCATCCTCGACGTAAATGTCAAGCTCACCATCTCGAACGAGCCGCGCGTAAGGTACTCTGAAGCCGCTGCGTTCGCAATGGTAGTAGAAGGGGGCGCCGTTGTGAACCGTGTAGCTCACAACGGATGGGTTCATCTGGACGGCCAGATCAACGCCGATCCAGCCCCGCGTCTGTTCGTGTGGACGCGGCCCGAAGACGCCGCCGAATGGACCGCCGCCGAAAGGATTGTTTCTGCTGATCGGCATTTAATCGTCCCCAGGCACCGCTCTCGCCTCTGCTCCTATGGACCGCCGCGCGCTGGACGCGCTGGGATGGGCACCTCGACCGGATCGGGCATCACTTTAACCCCAATCGCAGTGAGATCAGCCTCCGCCTTTGCCTTGCGGCGAGCGGCGACCGACTTGACGGCCGCTGAAACAGCCGCCCATTCCGGGTCAGTGGGGAGCACAACGACCGACGCATTGCCGCGAGGTCCGTGCTGATCGGTCTGCACGACGAGCCCGATCCTTGTGGCGGAATCCACGCCCTCAACAGCCTTTTGGGACTGATCCACTAATTGCCCGAGGCCATCGGCCTTCTGAAGGTCTCCTCGCTTGATCTCCATGGGTGCAGCAAAGGCGGAGGTCGCAAAGATCAGCGAGATTATGAGGATCAAAGTACGCATGTTCATACCCTTTCCTAGTCGGTTGGTTAAAAGGCTTTATCTGAGTCTCTTGGTTGTTTCCAGTTTCCGGCTACCTAAATGATGCGGCCGATCCAACGGCAGCATTGGCCCCTGTCCAATCGCATGTTACCGCCAGAGAGCCCCCCGCAGTGGTGCCATCGGCGTTCGAGTAGTCTGCTTCTCCGTGCTGCGTATCCTCGCGCTCGGTTAGGTTTGTCCACGTTGTCGCGTCGAGGATGCCAGTATTGGCACACAAGCCCACAGCAAACCCGCCTGCGGTCGTCGCTGGAATCGTTAGGATAAGTGCGCCACTCGCGGCGTCAGGGTCAGATACAACGCCAACCTGGGTAATCGACTGCAAGTTGCGGAGCATCCACACGCATATAACAGCGGAGGTAACGGTCTCTGTAAAGGTGACGCTGACGTTGACGGTGGTGCCCGCAAGCTCAACAGTCGAGCGGTAGATCGCGCTA